AAATGACATGACAGCTGATGAATTGGACAACGCTTGGTATGGCTTGCAATTTGGCGTACGCCGTTCGATACGGTATCACCAGCGGCGGCGCAGTTTTTTTGATGGACTGGACAAGCTGAGCAATATGCTTTCGGTGCTGCTGGGTTCAGCCGTGATTTATGGCGCGTTGGCGGCGCACTCTACGACGCTGGTCGTAGCGTCATCGGTGCTGGTGACGGTGGTGGCGACCATCAATCTGGTGGTCGGTTCGGGTGGCAAGGCATGGCGACATGCGGATTTTGCACGGCGCTTTGTCGAATTGGAGCGCCAGTTGCTGGCCGATCCTGACGAAGCCTTGCTGCGCCGTCTACAGTCTGAACGGTTATCGATTGAAGCCGAGGAACCGCCCATTTTGCGCGTGCTGGACAGCCTATGCCATAACGAGCAATTGCACGCTCAAAATCAAGACGAATACCGCGTCAGCATCGGCTTTTGGCAGCGGGCGTTTGCGCAGATGTTTGACCTGCGGGCTGACCGCATTCGCCATGCATAAGCTTTGATTGACGCTGCAATCGAGCCACTCGTGAAACAGTAAAACGCTTTAATCGGTCTTTCAGCCTTTGCTCTCACATACTGCCATCTGACCTGGATGGCAGTTTCAACGAGGCGCCATCCAGTTCTTTGACTGTGACTGGAGCCTGTCATGATTTCCCTTTTGCTTCGCAAGCTGCCTCGGCTGACGTCGTGGTGGTTGTTTGCCATCGCGCTGTCGCTGGCCGTTTTCATCATTGCCCCGCAGCAGCTCGCGGTCAGTCTGTACAAGCTTAATTTGCTGTCGCTGGCGGCGGTTGCCGGTTACTGGATAGACCGCAGCATTTTCGTTTATGCACGGCCAAACTCTGTGGTGCTGGATAGTTTGCAGCGGTATTGCCAAGCGGTAGGAGGTAAGCCTTACGGTGATGCCTACAGTATCGAGGCTACCCCCAAGCCGACTTGTCCAGATCATGTGCCCATCTACTACGCATTGGGCTGCATGATCCGCCGTGCATTGATCGTGTCTGCGGCAATGCTGTCCATCAGTCTGGGTGCGTGATGTTGACGCAACGTCGTCGGTGCTGGTTTTTGGCCGGTCTGTGCGGGATCCTGATCAGCGCGTCTACGCTGGTCTGCGGCCAGACGGCCGAGCGCTATCGTCGCGACCTGGTGCGCGCTGCGCATGCGCAATGGGGGTTAGATGCCCCCATCGCCGCATTTGCGGCACAAGTGCATCAGGAAAGCGCCTGGAACCCGAATGCGGTCAGTCGTGTAGGTGCGCACGGGCTTGCGCAATTCATGCCGAGCACGGCGCGCTGGTGGTGTGAACTGATAGGGGTACGGCAAGCGGACTGTCTGCCGCACAACCCAGTATGGGCATTACGCGCCATGGTGGGCTACGACAAATGGCTCTACGAGCGCACGCCGATGCGCTACAGCCATTACGACCGTTTTTGGGTCTCGCTGCGTAGCTACAACGGCGGCCTGGGCCATTGGCAATACGAAGCGCGCGCGAGCGGCCAAGCTGAGCCGACGCGCGAACACGTCGATGCGGCGTGCGGCTTAGCCCGGCGCGCAGCCGTGCATTGTCAAGAGAACCTTCGATATCCACACCGCATTTTGGTCGTCTTGCAACCGCGATACGCAGGCTGGGGACCCACTGTAGGGATCACACCATGATGAGCATGCTGCGCTGGCCGGTGATGTTGATCGTGTTTTCGGGTGCGTTGTGGTTGTTTTCGTGGCAGCGCAACCATTACATCAGTGTCGGTGCGGATCGCGTCCAGAAGCAGTGGGACGCAGAGCGCCGACAAGCCCTCGAAGAGGCGCTGACGGCCGAAGCGCAAAAGAGAGCGCAGGAACTGCAAAAACGCCAAGAGACCGAAAGGATTGCCCATGAGAACCACCAATTGCAGATGGCGCTTATTGAGCGCAATCGTGTTGCTGTCGAGCGTGAGCGCGGGCTGCTCGACGCACTCGCCGAACTGGACGAGCGCCTCGCCGATCAAGAGCGCGCCAGTGCAGACGCCGTCGCTTCCGCCCTCGCTCGCGAAGCCCGTACCGCAGCGCAGCTTCTTGGACGATGCACAGGCCGATATCGATCAGTGGCAGCAGCAGCTGATGCACTCAAGGATCAAGTGATTGGCCTGCAGGACTATGCCAATCACGTTTGCCATGTACAGGAGCAGGAATGAGTTTGGAGAACATGATTTTTTCGTTTGAGACCGTGCGCTGGTTAGTTGTGACGGCCATTGGGATTTATGCCTGGGTGATCGGGCGACAGGCGGCCAGCACCAAAGAGCTGCTGGAGTTGCGCGCGCGCATCACCAGGCTGGAAAGCGACATGCGGCAGATCCCCAGCCAGCAGCAGCTGCACGAGTTATCTCTGCGGGTGGAGAAAGTCAATGGCGCTGTCGATGGCGTGCGCGAGGGCATAGGCCCCATGCGGGTGACGCTGCAGCGACTCGAAACATTTCTGCTGAATCAACAACAAAGGGGGCATTGACATGCGATCTGCCTATGCGAAGTACATCAGTGAAGACCGACGTCTGCTGATACTGCGACTGCTCTCCGAGATGCCGACGTATAAAGCCAATAGTTCGGTGCTGTATACCGCGTTGGGCGCATGGGGCCATGCACCCAGCCGCGACCAGGTCAAGACGGAATTGCGCTGGCTGTCCGAGCAGGGGCTGATTACCGTGGAGGATATTGGCGCGAGCGACGTGCTGCTGGCGACGTTGACCGCACGCGGCCAGGATGTAGCGGCGGGCCGGGCCTTCGTAGACGGTGTCAAGCGTCCGGGGGCCTGATATGGGCAGAAAGTCCAGCATCGATAAACTGCCGAAGGCGGTACGCAAGCATATCGAAAAGCGGTTTCGAGAGAACCAGATGACGCTCGACGAACTGATCGATGACTTGCGCGCGCACTTCCCGTCCGAGAAGCAACCCAGCCGTTCGGCGCTGGGTCGCAAGAAAGTGGGTTTTGAAGAGATGGCGCGCAGCATGCGCGAGATTGATGCAGCCGCAACGGCCTTGGTCGGGGAGCTGGGTGAACACCAGGACAAGTCCGGAGCGCTGCTGGCCCAGGCCGTGACGACATTGGCGACCAACGCAGCATTCAATCGGCTGGAGCCGAATGGCGAACCCATTGATATCGATGAGGTGCTGAAACTGGCCCGTGCGGCGCGTGCTGCGCAAGAAACCCGCACGCTGTCACTCAAAGAGCGCCAGGCGCTCAAGCGCGAAGCGCTGGAGCAAGCTGCGGCTGCGGCCGAGCAGACCGCCAAACAGATGGGGCTGTCGGACGTTGGCGTACAAGCGCTGCGCGATGCCATCAAGAGCCAGTTGTGATGCGCAGCGTAGAAACCGCCATCCTAATGCCGTACCAACAGCGCTGGATCGATGACGCCTCGCCCGTCAAGGTGATCGAAAAATCCCGCCGCATTGGGTTGAGCTACGCGGAAGCGGCCGATGACGTGTTGTATGCCGCCAGCGGCTCGGGCGCAAACGTTTACTACATCTCGTACAACCAGCAGATGACGCAAGGCTTTATCCAGGACTGTGCGACGTGGGCGCGCGCGTTTAACGCTGCGGCTGGCCAGATTCAGGAATCCGTGCTGGAGGTCGAGGATAAGCAGATCCTGACCTATACGATCAAGTTTGACAGCGGTCACGTCATCCAGGCGTTCACGAGCAACCCCAGAAACCTGCGTTCGAAGGGTCGGCCGGGTGAGCGCCTGGTGATCGACGAGGCAGCGTTTGTGGACGATATCGGCGAACTGCTCAAGGCCGCCATGGCGATGACGATGTGGGGTGGACAGATACGCATCATCAGCACCCATAATGGCGAAGACAATCCGTTTAACGAACTGATCAACGACGTGCGCGCGGGCAAGTTCACCTATAGCCTGCATCGCGTGGATTTGGACGATGCGCTGCGCGACGGACTGTACCGCAAGATCTGCGCTGTCACCGGCCAGATCTGGACGCTTGAGGGCGAAGCGCACTGGCGTCAGGATCTGATCAATCGCTACAAGCCCAACCACGACGAAGAACTGTTCTGCATTCCCGCGCAGGGCGGCGGGGCATGGCTAACGCGCGCGCTGATTGAGGCACGGATGCGGCCAGCGCCCGTACTGCGTTTCAATGGCACGGCCGACTTCAACAACGCCAGTCTGCAAGCGCGCCAGCGCATCATGCAAGATTGGATTGACGCTGAACTTTTACCACTGCTGGCATTCAACCTGGACTTGCGCCACGCTGTTGGCATGGACTTCGGGCGCACAAGCGATCTGTCGGTAATTTCTCCGGCCGAAGTTGCCAGCAACCTGCACGTGACGATTCCGTTCCAAGTTGAGCTGAAGAACGTCCCGTACAACCAGCAGCTGCAGGTGCTTTTTGCCATTGGCGACGCACTGCCAAATTTAAGCGGCATGGTGATCGACAGTCGAGGCAATGGCAGTTATGTGGGAGAAGCTGCATTCGACCGATACGGCTCGCTGGTGCTGCGTTTGATGGCGACTGAGGGCTGGTATCGCGACAACATGCCCGCTTACAAAGCTGCATTCGAAGACGGCACGATCACGCTGCCGCAGCACGATGGACTGCTGCAGGACCACCGAGCCATCAAGCTGATACGCGGCGTGGCACGCTTGCCGGACGGTAAAACTTCGGGCGAGCGGCACGGCGACGGGGCCATGTCATGTGTATATGCACATGCGGCCACCCGACTGGACAACGTCGTGATCGAGTTCACCAGCAATGGGCCGCGCAACGATCCAAGCGATTACGGAGCATTCATTCATGGCTAAATTGGCGAAAACCAAACATCGCTACCGCCCGGCGGCAAGTTCACCTATCAACAAACCCGATAGCAAACCCGAACTGGATACCGAATTTGCCAATCGGCTGGTGGATCCGTTCGAGACCAACTACATGGGGGTGCTGCGCACGAACGATCCGCTGCTGCTGGAGCGTGACGACACGAGCCTGCAACTATACAAAGATCTGATTCGCGACGGTTGCGTGTTTCGTGACCTGCAAAAGCGCAAGCTGGCATTGATCGGTAAGGATTGGCAGGTTTCCCCCATCGACAAAGACAACGCCAAGGCGACCCGAGATGCGCAAGCCGTCACCGACATCCTGAAGGCCATCAATTTCGATGGCGTATGCCTGGATTTGTTGGAAGCCTTGCTGGCGGGGCGTGCAGTATCGGAAATCATCTGGACAAGGCAAGATGACTACATCGTGCCTGCTCGCATTCCTGCCCGTGCGCAGCGGCGTTTCGTGTTCGTGCAAGAGGTTCCGAACACGCCGCCGCAGCTTCACATGCTCACGCGCGAGAACATGCTCCAAGGCGTTCCAGTCCCCGCGCGCAAGTTCATTGTTCACCGCGTCAACCCCACGGACGACAATCCCTATGGTACGGGCCTAGGCTTGCAGCTGTACTGGCCTGTGTTTTTTAAGCGCAAAGGAATTGTCGCGTGGGCAAAGCTGAATGATCGTTTCGGATCTCCCACGCCGCACGGCAAATACCCGAATCGCGCCAGTCCCAAAGAGAAAGACACGCTCGCAGCAGCGCTACGCGCCTTTAGCAACGACGGATTCGTGATGACGCCCGAAGGCATGGACATCAGTCTGCTCGAAAGCAAGCTTACGGGCAGCGTCACCACGCAGCAGGGGCTTTGCGAATACATGGACGATTGGATTTCCGGCGTGCTAATCGGCAGGGAGCCCAAGGGCAATAGCGGCGGCGCGTTGGCGGCGGCCAGTGAAGAACGCCAGGACGTGCGCCAAGACCTGGTGCAGGCAGACAGCGACCTGCTCAGCGAAACCCTGAACACCACGCTGGTACGGTGGATCTGCGAATACAACGGCTTTGAGCCGTGCGTGATGTACCGGCAGATCAAGAAAGAAAAGGACACCAAGCAGCTGGCCGAGGCGGACAAGCTCATTTACGAGATGGGGTTTGATCTGGACGAGAATACGGTGCGCGAACGCTATGGCGAAGGCTGGAGCAAGCGCCAAGTGATGTTGCCCGAAGATCCGCGCCCGCCCGCGCCCAGTGCGCGTTTTACCGAGTACGAACCGCGCCATGGGCAACACATCATTGATGCGGCCGTCGCAGACATTGACGATGCCGAGTTTGCCGATGCCATGGCGGGCTTGATGGAACCGCTATTGGCCGCCATCGAGAGCACTGAGACGTTCGAGGATGCATTGGCGGCGGCGCAGGTTGCGTACCCGAGCATGGGCACCAGCAAGCTGCAGGCGTTGATCGCCAATGGCATTTTCGGTGCCGATCTGTTCGCGCGGGTCGGCGAGGAGGATTAGACGATGGCCGCTATCGCTATCGATTTGCGGCTGGAACCGGCCGATGCCGTCGCCTATTTCCGCAAGAAGGGCATCGCCATCACCTGGGATTGGCACGACATGGGTCGTGGTGCAAACGCCCAGGCATTCACGGTAGCCAAGGCGACGTCGGCCGACGTGCTGCATGCCATTCGCGTCCAGGTGGACAGAGCCATCAACAGCGGCATCACGTTTCATGAATTTAAACGTACACTGCGTCCCCAACTGGAAGCCTTGGGATGGTGGGGTAAGAAGGAGGTGCTGGATGCAGACACAGGCGAGATTACCCGCGTGCAATTAGGCAGCAATCGGCGGTTGCGCACGATCTATCAGACCAATATGCAGACCGCCTATATGGCGGGTCGGTACAAGCGGTACCTCGAAAATGTCGAGAACCGGCCGTATTGGCGCTACATAGCGATCATGGACGGCAGGACGCGGCCTACGCATCGGGATTTGAATGGACGAGTGTTTCGATGGGATGACCCGATCTGGCAAGTCATCTGGCCGCCAAACGGCTTCGGGTGCCGCTGCCGCGTCCAAGCGCTGACCGAGGCCGAGTTTCTCCGCCTGGGCATTCCCCTGGAGGATGGGAGCAGGTTGATTTCCACCATCGACGTTGCCGTCAACAAGGAAGGAAAAACCATGCCTGTGCGGGTAGTGCGCTATCGCGACGAAGCGGGTAAAGAACGAACCTTTCGGCCGGATCCGGGATGGGATTACAACCCAGGGCAGTCCTATGCAAACACGCAGACCGTCGTTCAGGCGCTGGCGGGCAAAATCCATCGACTACCGGCCAAAACGGCAAGTCGAATTGCAGCTGACGTAATCCGAGATGCACACGCCGCCCAGTTGCTGGACGATGCGTGGCGCGGCTGGGTCGATTCGGTCTTGGACGATCCCGTGACGCGCAAACGCACCGGCTTGCTCGGGTTCCTGACGCCTAACATCGTTGACGCATTGGCCGCACGTGCAGTCGTCGTGGACAGCGTCAACATCCTCGTCGAAGACAGCCGCCTCGTGGGCCGAAAGGCTGATAGACATGTGGTAAAGGGGGATGCACTCGCAGCCGACGATTGGCAAAACCTGTCCACCCGCATTCGAGCGCCACAGGCAGTACTGCTGGATCGCGCAAACGGCACAGTGATGTACGTCCTATCTCCCACCGCTGGACAGGCGCAGCGCATCGTCATCGCACCATCCTATTTCACCCGCAACAAAACCCTGACCGCCAATATGCGTACGGCATACTGGTCAAACCTGGATGATCTGCGCAGGGAAACGAGAGGAGGGAACCTGGAGCTGCTGGAGGGAAGCTTGGATGATTGACCACGCATGGAGGGGCTGCCGTTCCCTCATCCGACGTCAGGAGCATATGCCCCATCGCCCGTGCTCGGCGCGCAGAATTTCCGGCGTCATGCGTGGAATGCATAGAATAACCAGCGTTGTCCAAGCGTGCAAGCAAGAGGTGTTGTCATGTTGCGCGTAATCACCGATATAAGGGAGACCCTGGCAAAGCTGCAAGCGGCCGAAACCGTGCTAAGCGATACGGTCAGCCTGTACATGGCTATTGCAAAAGATCTGGAAAGCGTCACCGAGGCTAACTTCGCCGCCCAAGGGCGACCGGCATGGGTACCGTTATCGGCAGCTACGGTCAGAGCAAGGCGTAAACGCAACCAGGGCAGCAGCACACTAAAGATCCTGCAGGATAGAGGCCTGCTGGCTGCAAGCATCTCAACGCGGCACACCTCGGACTATGCCCTGATCGGTGCCGGTATGGCCTATGCTGGCACCCATCAATACGGGGCCACAATCACGATGCCAGCTAAGTCAACGCGTGTGCGGCTACGGACAAACGCCAGAGGAGAACTGCTACGCCAGCCGACACACCAGAATCTGGCGGTATTTGCCCGCGATGACCATAAGCGCGCCAGAGAAAGCTGGCATATGGTCGGTGAGTACACGATCAAAATCCCGGCCAGACCGTATCTACCATTCAGCGGACCGCCAGGACATGAAGTGCTCCAGCCAGAAGCACAAGATGCTATCCTGACCACCGTTCAGCAAATGCTGGAACACGCATTGCGGTGAGGCAATTTCTGTAACGGCCTTACAATTCCATCCCGATAAATCCCCGACCAAACCACAATATCCCGGATTTATCGCACAAATGCGGTTGGATTTATCTCACTCCCTATCATAAAGCGCTCGGGAAAGAGCGCGACCGTCAGCAGCAACAGCAGGATCGCGAGTCCGCACGCCAAGCCGGGTTCGCGCCGGATCCAACGCAGCACGGCATGGCCCTGGATGTTGCGCATGCACGGTCTCGATGCGGGTAACATGATCGCCTCCTTACTGCAGACGCACGCGCGGGTCGATTGCGTGGTACAGCAGGTCGATGCACAGATTGACCAGGAGCGCGCAGCCGACGACGACGAGCAGCGCCCCCTGCAAGACCGGATAGTTGCGCCCTTCAATGGCGGTCAGCAGCAAGCGCCCAAGCCCAGGGATGGAAAAAAGCGACTCCACGATCACCACGCCGCCCAGGATCTGAATGAAGATCAAACCCATAAAGGTGATGAGCGGGATCAGAATATTGCGCAGGATGTGCTTGAAAAACACGATGCGCACCGGCACGCCCTTGGCCAGCGCGGTGCGCACGTAGTGCTGATGATAGGC